GCTGGAGATGTTCTACAGGAAATTATTAGAGATGCTATTGAAAATGATAGTGCAATATTAAAGGAACGAGAATGAAAATTTTAATCTTTGGTTTACCCGGCAGCGGTAAGACCACACTCGCAAAACCGTTTGCAGAACTTCTGGGTGGCGTGCATATTAACGCCGATGAAGTTCGCGAACGTTATAATGATTGGGATTTTACTCCTGAAGGCCGTATGAGACAAGCTCAGCGCATGAGACATCTTAGCGACGGTGTTGTAATGGCTGGTAAGATTGCCATTACAGATTTTGTATGTCCTACAGAAGAAGCTAGAATAGCATTTGATCCAGACTTTACTGTTTGGATGGATACAATTAAAGAAGGCAGATTTGAAGACACCAATAAGATGTTTCAAAAGCCACCTCAATGCGACTATCACGTAAGTGAATGGTTCGACGATACTCATGCACAGCTTGTACAAGTTGTAAAGAAATATATGGAAAGAAATAAAAATGTTTGATCCACTCAATCCTACAGTTCAAATGCTTGGTAGATGGCAACCTTGGCATGACGGACATACAGAACTCTTTAAGCGCTGTCATGCCATAACCGGTCAGGTTGCTATTATGATTCGTCAAGTGCCGGAAAAACGTGAAGCAAATTCACGTGTACCAGGCCAGGATGATAATCCATTTGATATTGACACAGTCAAACAAAATATTATTGAAGGATTAGCAAAAGAAGGGTTTACTTTTGACGAAGACTTTGTTATAATGGTAGTACCAAACATTGTTGATATCGGTTATGGTCGCGGTGTTGGATACACATTCACAGAGCATGATCTTGGTAAAGAGATTCATAATATTTCTGCCACTAAGATTCGTGCACAAATGAGAGAAGAAGGTAAACTTGCAAACAAATCTTGAACAGACAATTCTTCGAAATCTTTTAACTGATGAAAACTATATGCGTAAGGTATTACCTTTCATCAAACCAGATTATTTTGAAGGGGTTTATCGTATATTATTTAAAGAAGCTGGTAAGTATGTCGGTAAGTACAATAAACTTCCGACTACTGAATCTTTTAAGATTGAGCTCGATCAGTCTGATCGACTTACTGGTGAACAGTATACAATGGCTGTTGATATTCTCCCGCAGTTGTTTTCGAAAGAACCAATTGACGATCAATGGCTATTGGATACTACCGAAAAGTGGTGTCAGGATAGAGCGATCTACAATGCCATTATGGAATCCATTTCAATTATTGATGGCAAACATGAGTCACTGACAAAAGGTGCTCTTCCTGACCTATTGAGTAAAGCTCTTGGAGTTGCATTCGATACGAATGTAGGTCACGATTATGTCGAGAATTATGAGGAACGTTTTGATTTCTATCACACCGAAGAAGATCGTATTCCGTTTGATCTCGACTATTTCAATCGCATTACAAAGGGTGGTGTACCTCGTAAGACACTTAACATTGCCCTTGCAGGTACTGGCGTTGGCAAGTCTCTATTCATGTGTCATGTTGCTGCTGGTGCTTTGGTAGAAGGTAGAAACGTATTATACATAACTATGGAAATGGCTGAAGAAAGGATTGCAGAACGTATCGATGCAAACCTTCTGAACGTAGCAATTGACCAACTTCCTAATATGTCTCGTGATATGTTTAGGACAAAGGTTGAAGAAATCGGTCGTAAGACAACCGGTAAATTGATTGTAAAAGAATATCCTACCGGTTCTGCTCATTCTGGTCATTTCCGTGCTTTATTAAATGAACTGAAACTTAAACGTCAGTTCGAGCCAGATATTATCTTTATTGATTATTTAAATATCTGTGCATCATCGAGAATGAAAGCTATGGGAGGATCGATCAATTCTTATACATATATTAAGGCGATTGCTGAGGAACTTAGAGGACTGGCGGTGGAGTTTAATGTACCGATTTTCTCGGCGACTCAAACGACGAGGTCGGGCTATGGCAATTCGGATGTTGGTTTGGAAGATACATCTGAATCTTTCGGCTTACCAGCTACAGCGGATCTCATGTTCGCTCTTATCTCAACTGAAGAACTTGAGAACTTGGGTCAAATGATGGTCAAACAATTGAAAAATCGTTATAATGACCCAACAGCACATAAGCGTTTTGTTATCGGCGTTGATCGATCTAAAATGAGATTGTATGATGTTGATATTCAGGAACAAACATTAACAGATGACACACCTGTTTTTGATAAATCTCAATCACACCAGGATATGTCTAGATTTGCGGATTTTAAGCTATGAAATATAAAGGACCGACAATAAGCACCTACTGGGGTGATGAA